CTAACTAATATCATCAATATGGAACTCTGCATTCGGATATTGTTCACTTAACTTTTCTAACTCTCTCTCATTTTTTTCGTCATCTTCTCCAACACTATCAATAAATACTGGTGTAGCTACATTTAAGTCTACCTTTTCTGTAAATAAGCTATGGTATCTACCGAGTAAGTCACGAGCTTTTAAACGATCACTAGGTTTTATTGGTACTTTAACAGTTTCCACATGCTCATTATATACGAGGTTCATTCTTCCACTGTCTGGATTACGTTCAAATGTACCTTTCTTTACTACAGCTTCTTTAGTTTCCGTCTCGTCACCTACTGCTGCTTGAGTTAATAGATACAGTAACTCTTTGGCTGATAAAATAGTATCGTCCATAATCTCGTCTTTCTTACTTTTAATATATTCGTCTACTTTATCTTTTCGTAATAACCTACTACCTGTTACATGTGCACTATTCGGGCTATATCCTGCCTTTATAGCGCTTTGAGTAACGTTGAGTGTCTTAATATACTCATTCGCAAAACGCTCTTGTTTTGGCGTTAATTTGTCCATTGAATCACGCTCCTTGTTTTATTATTTTATTTAGTAAACCATCAAATAACTGTTGGACTCTGGATTGGGTAATTTCTAGTATTTGAGCTATATCGCCAAATGTGCGTCCATTACATAGCAACATAAAAATATTGTATTCTCTAAAATCTGCAATACGATCAACCAGGATATCTAGGTCATTCATAAATATATGTTCATCTGCATTAATTGTTTGATATGAATATTCGTCTACATCATCATTTAGCGTAAAGAAATCATTAACTGATACATCCTTATAATCATCATCCACATTATTATGGTAGTTTAATATAAAGTCTTTCAGTGCCTCCTTATCACCAACAAACATAATCACACTACCATTGTATGTTGTGGCTCACTAGCCTTTGTTAAAGGCTTATCATGATTAATGTTGTATAAATCTACCTGCAAACGTTCAATAAGCTCATGTGACTTGATACGTCCATGTGATTGCATATATCTAACAACCTGCCGTTGCTCTTCTTGTGAATAGGTATTGAGTATTTGTTTTAATAAATACAATCGCATTGCTGAATCATCTTTAAAACGTTTCAAATTATCTTTAGTTTCACTGATCCATATCACTAAATTATCAACGGGATAAGATACAGAAATAACACCCATAATATCGTCACATGTTGTTATTGAGGTGCTTAAGTGATACATTTCATCTATATGTGACTGTGCCGTTTTAATTTTAGAATTAATATATTTAGGATTATATTTTGTTAATAACTCATATTCAGATATCTTTGATTGTTGATATGATTCATTAGTATGTTCCTGCACGATAATACCCCCAATAATATAGAATGAGCCTACCCAATTAAGGATAGGCGCTAGTTAGTTTTATTTGTTATAAACGTATTGTTTTTTTATTGAGCTTGTTGTCTTGCACCATCTTTTTTAGCTTTAGCATATTTCAATTGGTTATTGTATCTATCTGCTAAAGGCTTAATGACCACGTAACCCTCATCATCTTTTGTGATAACTGAACCATTATTTGCCATGCCAATTTGTCTCAACACATTAAACTGGTAAGCTAGATTGTCATGTTCTTCATTGTTCTCAAATGGATATAACACGGCTTGTTTTAATGCTGTTAGAGAGAATGACACTTGACTTTGTTCACTTTCAGATAAACGTTGGTCAAATGCTTTTTGTAATAAACTTAATTCAAATACGTCTATTTTTTCTGCGTCTGCCTCTCTAATGTAATCCATAATTTCTGAATTACTATAAAACGATAATCTCGCCTCTAAATTTTGACGTTTGATTAATTCAGATTGTGGGTCTTCCACATCATCTCTTGTTAATTCCTCTTCAATTTCATCCATACGTGCTTCAATACGTTTTAATTTGTCACTAGCAAATTGTTTAAATTCATTTTCAATTTGAGTTACTTTCGGTTTCTGTTGTTCATCAATGATATCCATTCTATAACCACGTTGGTACATAATGAACGTTTCTTCTAAAAATTGATCTACTTTATCTAATAAATCCTTATATTTTCTATCGTTAAATAATACATCATATGCACTTCCAGTTTTCATTGTCATATTCAAATACCTCTTTCGTTTTTATTTTATAATTTAATACGTTTTAAAGCCTCATAACGTTTCATACTGCCATCTGCTAATCGTTTTATACTTAACATTGCCTGTTGCTTTTCTTCATCGGTAGTGATGATGTAATAACCACGTTCATGTTTTTTATAGCTACATCCTATAGGATAACTATAATCATCAATCAATTTGCTTATAGCATTTCTTAACCATCTTTCATTAGATGAATTATACTCGTACCCCATTAAGTTAAGTATCTTGGACTTAGTTATATACTTATCTTTTGAGTTCTGAATAGTATCGAAAATTCTTAAATATTCGGTTGGTACAGATTGATTTTTATTTAATGTATCTATCATATTTTATTCCTCGTTTTATTTAGTATTTCCTTTCTGTTTACGAAATCCCTAAAACGATAAAAATACATTTATTTTTCCTTCACACTCTAATTATATCAAAATTACACTAAAAATACAAACTTATGTTCTTGTTTTAACTCATTTTATTTTATTCTTAACAACACTTATAAACATTGAATTAACAACTTTTATAAGTGTTTTTTTATATACTATCACACACTGCATATAAAGAACATACGTTCTTTAAAAATTGCGTTTTGTCCCCTTATAAAATTTAAGCACTTAGCTTTTTTTAGTTTTTATATAGGAGCCACACACTACATGCGACCCCTTATTACCTACTTACTCACACTATAGTACGATTCTTTCAACTCACTTAACTTACGCTCTAACGCCTTGTAATCGTCTTGTGTAGCGTTCTCATCTTGTACAAATGAAGTAACCAACTTCAACCCCTCAACTAATTCTGGTGCAGGTTCATTAATCCCAGTAGCTAATTGATATAATATTTCGATATTACCTATCACATCAGCATTACTAGACTGAACGCCCTCAAGTTCTTCAACATTTAAGCCACCTTCAATATAAGTGAACATATCTGTGTTATTACTTTCTGAGAATGTTTGTAGTCCATACATGAAATATTCATTTTCGAATAATTGACTTGCCATCATATCACTAATAGATAGGCGCATATCATCGTGTATTTCAAAACCGTTATAATATCCCTCAATACTTCTTATTAGCCCCTCTGTGTGCTTACTAGACGCTAATTCAAATGACTTTCTCACTTTGCAATCTTTAATATATACATGACCGAATAGTTTTCCGTTCATCATCACATAAACTATATCAAATGGATCATTATATATTTTAAAAGCGAAGTGGTTATCTCTACTGCTCTCTAACAATCCTGTGTAGTACCTTAATAACGTAGCTGCTCTTGTTTCAAATTGATTTGCGATAATTTCTATGTTCATATTATTTACTCCTTTTTATATAATTTAAATAATTCTTTAATCTAGCTAGTACTAATTCAAAACTTCCTGTAGCTATAACTTTGTAACTTGTTCTTTTATTCGATTTAGGTATATAACTTTCACGCCACGCAGTCCAATTGTTATCTATATATTCTAAATAAACCGTTGATACATAACTTATTGAACAATAATATACTTCATTAGATATACCAGTTATTAAACCAATGCTTTGGGCTTGTTCATCTAAATTGTAATCCTCTTTAACGGCTTGCACTTCTAACTGTCGCCTCCCAGTCTTTCTCAGTAAATACATCACCATTTTTATTATCTCCAATCAATACACGTAACGGCTCAATATCTACGTTACATTGAATCGCATAACTTACTGCTTTAAATAAATCATTGTTTCTATATTCGCTTTGACCGTCTATAATACGTTGATATGCACGTTTGCCTTCTCCACCTTTGCCACCTCTTACGTGACTAAAACTATAATTAGGTAATGCTCGTCTAATGGAATACGGCTCTAATACTTGTTGTGTGTAATTACCAGCTTTAGAAAATATTCGTTTCTCAAACTCTCCTTGATACTCAGTTACATTGACACCATTATGAGTGTATATACCTTTAGCTGTTTGACTACCTGCAAGCACAAAATAATTGTTGGGGTGCGCTTTGATATCAACAGATGGTAAATAACCTATCTTCTGACCATATTCGATATTGTCATGCTTTTTGAATATGATGTGTTTCCCACCACTTGCCGTTGTCTGTACTAATGTATTTTGTGCATTGGTAACAAGTTCATCGTAATATGGTATTTGTCTCAAACTATCGAAACCATTCTTACCATCTTCATGATCTACATCAATGTCGATACACCATACACCTCGTGTTAATACACCTAATACATTTGTTTGATGATAAATATTATAATGATATTCAATAAATTCATCGGTAATATCTTTATCAGCAAATGAAACAGTTGGTTTTTTGTGATTATTTAGTGGTATTACTTCAATATTCTTTTTTAATAATTGTTTTGCTACATGATAACCAGTCATTGAATACCCTCCTTTATAGGTAACCGGTAACTCTAATAACGCTTATTTTCCCTATAACATCACTAACAATAAGAGTTGTATATAAATGTTAAAGTAATAAGAGTTATATAGGTTACCAGTTGTAATAAGGCTATTTTTAGAGTTACTATATAAGTTACCAAGAGTTACAGTAACCTTAGTTTTTAGAAATGAGTTCTAAAGCCATGTTAAATAATTCAATGTTTCCAACTTTATGCACTTTTGTATTAACTCCATTTATTTTCTTTTGGTTATTTATACTAATACCAATCTTCCTCATATCTTCTTTAGCGTTCTTGTAACGCAAACTTGAGTAATCTTGTTCTATTAATCTTTGTAATGTTTCGTCACCTGCTAATATAAAGCCCTGTTTTGATAATAATCTAATCATTGTAATTTGAGTTTCAGTCAATTCATCTTCATTAAAGTAATGTTTTAGAATAACGTTCTGGAATTTAAATTCTCGTCCATTTTCTTTTAAATATTCTAAACTCGCTATTAAGAATGAGACAGATGCACCAATTGATATGTTGCCATTTGGTTGTATATAATCCCAGTACGGCTTAAATATCTGATAACGTTCTTCATCTGTCTCATTTGTCGGTCTATCTTTAAGTGAAATTTTCACAGTACGTGTAGTATTGGCTGTGATTTCGCCTGTATCTACGCTTTCGTTTGTGTCTAAAATTAAGACGGCATTGTTTTTAAACGTAAAAGCGTTTCTGCCTATACCACGCCCTGAGATTGTTTCACCTGTGGCTATTTTTCTTAATATGCGCATCATTTGTTTTGTGATTTCGCCTGTCTCATTAGCATGAGCTATATCTGCACCATAAAAATTCATCCACTCATTTGCCGACTCAAAACCACCAGAAATAAGACTATCGAAATTCACCTTATTAACTTTCATCAATTTTTCAAATGTAGCCATGAACAACCCTTTACCGGATCGTCCAAAATCTTTAAGTAACATCCATTTTTCTGCTTGTATTAATTTCATTTTTCGATACATTGTATAAGCATGTACAAGCATTAAATTATTTCTACTTTTCTCATTATCCGTTACTAATCTAAAAAAGTTTTTAGGGATTTCTAAATTAATGTCTTTAAAATCTACATCATACTTAATTGCATATAGTTCATTTTTCTTTAATTCCCATTTCTGCAACTGCAATTCTTTACAATCATATTTCCAGTTGTTGCCTGCAAAACAATATGGATAAATCTTATAATTATGGACTACATTTAAATGCTCTCGATAAAGCTCTAACATCACATCTAAGAAATCATCAATATAGTATTTGTTATCTACTGGATAAGTTAATGCAAAATTCGTATTGTCTATCACTTCATACTGGTTATTTTTAACTATAATAAAGCAGTCTAGTTGTTTTGAATAAATAACCTTGTCTGATATTAGATCAGCAATAAAACGTGCATAGTTATGAAAGTGACTAGTTTTAAATGTTGATTGCTTTTCTTCTTCACCATTTTTATCAATAGTCTTGATATTGACAGTTCCATAAACAAGCCCAATTTCTTTTGGTTTTATGGTATAATCTAAAGTAAGGTTACTAATATAATCACCTGCAACATCATCTTTTTCACGATGGTATACATTGCCTTTATTATTAAATACCTGTTTATCAGTAGAAATTGACGCAAAGTTAATACGTTTACTGATTTCTTTTATCCTAGATAAATTAATAGTAGAAACATAATCTAATTTAGAATGAAATTCGAAATGTTTTTTATAAAGTGATACTTCGTCCATGTAGTCATCCTTTCGATATCATTTTATTTTTGTTAATATATTTACTAGTATTTATTTAAATAAATACGTAGTGTCTATGCGTTTAGTGATTCCTCGCCAAAGTTCTCACTAGACGCATTTGTTTTGTCTAATTCATCTAATGCTCTATCATAAAATGTAGTAATCTCATCATTCATAAAATTTACATCTTTCAATATCGAGTTAAGCACTGCCATCAATACATAATAGTTCTGATAGTATTCTTTTAACATATATGATTCCATTACTTTACCTTGTGCATCTAAATGAGATCTAAATCGTTCATTACTATCCATGTGTTCCCCAATCATTGTTATAACTGTATTTATTTTTGTGTTTAATTCTGCCTCTATCACTTCATTTTTCATTTGTTTAATATTTTGTTTTAAATTACTCATTTTATTATTTCTCCTCTTCAAAATCGAAATTATTTTCAATTTGTTGTATAGCCCACTCAATTATTGCTTGTAAGTGTTCTTCACGATTGACTATTTCAGTCCATTCATTGTGTCCTTCTTTAAAATGATGTTCATATTCTGTTGCTTTATCCCAAAAAGTTGTTCCTAACGTTGTATAAATATCTTGAATAACACCTTTTTGTTTTTGTTCCATCTTTTACGCCTCCACGTTTTCATAATTTAATAATGCGATTGTGCTTCCTAATAAATAAATAGCAAGACCTACATGAAACGCTATAAATGAACTAGCTAATAAAGTCATTAAACTGATTAATAATAGTTGTAATGTGAATTTAACCATTTTGAACCTCCATCAATTTCTTAACATTAATCTGCTTGAAATCATTGTTATGAATATCCATTTGAGATGTAATTTTCTCCATGAATTCATCTACATCTGACTTCTTAAAACGATAAGTAGAGCCGACCATGTAATACTTGAGCCCGTTATTGATAAGTAACTCCTCAATCGTTGGTTTACTTAAATTTAGGTATTCAGCTAATTCTTTGTAGGTCATGAAGAATTTTTCTCTAGCCAATTCATCTACACGTTGATTAATGGCTTGCTCTAGTAATGCACGTGCTTCTTTTTCATCTATATTGATGTTGAACATTGGTTAAGCCTCCTTTTTATTTAAAGATTCTATCCCTAAAAATTCATTTGGTGTAACTTTTAAATAATTACATAATTTCAAAATTACGGATAAACTAGGATTTTGAGTTTTCTCATAATACAAACCATATAAAGTTGTTTTAGCTATACCTGTACCCTCATGAACTTTTGCGATTGATGATTTATTAATTGCTATCAATACACGAAATTCATTTTTCATTATACTCACTCCTTTATAACAGAAGTCTGTGATATTTTTTTATAATCTGTTATTAATGTCATTGTATGCTTTATAAAAACAAATGTCAATACTCAAAACTATTTTAGTGAACTCTGTCTTTTTTTAGCGTTATATAGTAATATATCTATATAAATATTTGGAGGTAAAAATATGATTCAAAGTAGATTATCGGTATTAATGGCTGAAAGAGGTTTAAAAATATCTGATTTATATGAGGAAACTGGAATTTCAAAAACCACATTAATGGCAATCGCTGAAAATACTGGTAAAGGTGTTCAATATGATACAGTTGATAAATTATGTAATTTTTTAGGTGTAACTCCATGTGAATTTTTTGAGTATTCACCATATCTAGTTAGTTTTAGAATGGATAAAATTAAGTCAGATCGAAATATTCCTATTGATTATACAATTACAATTAAAAATCAAAATTACGAAAAACTCTTTTACTTATATGTTTTTATTTATCTAGGGAATTCTTATGACATTCCCGTTAGAAAAGATGAATTTAAAGCTTATATTGATATTAACCTAGAAAGTTCAGAACATTACAATGATGAAGAGTTTTATAATTTTATTTCTGATTTAACCATTTCATTTAGAACTGATTTTATAAATAAAATCATAGGCTCTATTACATCATTATTGTTAGACTTTGAAGAAGTAAGAACTATTGATAGCAAAAACATTAGTTTTAAAAAAGGCGATTATATTGCTTTAGGATTATTTAGAGAAAGCAAATATGAAACACTGAAAAAAATTACACTCAAATAAAGGTGAAAATTATGGCAAGCTATGACCAAATCGCTAAAAACAACTGGCGTTATCGTATATCACTAGGAAAAAATTCAGAAACGGGAAAATATGAATATATCTCTAAGACTGGCTTTAAACGTAAATCAGACGCTAAACATCAAGCTGAGATGATAGAACGCCAATTAAGAAATGGTGACTATATCGCCCCTTCTTCCAGCACGTTCAAACAAGTAGCTGATGATTGGCTTAAACAGTATGCTAATGATGTAAAAGTAAGTAGTGTCAGAGCACGTGAGAAAGCTATACAACACGCCATAGAGCGTTTTAATACTAAACCAATACAAACTATCAAGAAACATGATTATCAACGCTTTGTGGACGATATGAGCACACAGTATAGCAAGAATTATGTTGATAGTATTGTCGCATCTACAAATATGATATTTGAGTACGCGAATGATATGAGATTAATAAAAGCTATGCCTAGTGAGGGTATTAAACGACCTAAAAAGAAAGTAAGCGTGGAAGAATTAGAAGATATTGAGATACACAAAAAGTTTCTTGAAAAAGATGAATTATTTCAATTCCTGGAGGTTGCTAAGTATCACCATTCACCACAAAATAGCTTTGAAGTATTTACCACATTGGCATATACAGGCATGAGAGCAGGCGAATTATTAGCGTTAAAATGGTCTGATATAGACTTTGAGAATAACATAATTAGTATTACTAAGACTTATTACAATCCGAATAATAATAAAAAGCATTATCAGATACTTACTCCGAAAACTGAAAGCTCAATCGGTAAAATCTCAGTAGATCCTCATGTGATTCAATTACTCAAAGATTATAAGGTAAACGTCCAGGACACTTGGAAAAATGAATTATATGTAGATAATAATTTTGTGTTTACTGATGTGAATGGTTATCCTCTTGTGATTAAAAAACTGTCTACATGGATTCAAGCAATTATGAAAAAGACTGATATTACTAATAAACATATAAGTACACACTCATTCCGTCATACGCATTGTGCGTTACTGATTGAAGCAGGTGTACATATCAAAGAAATACAAGAACGCTTACGCCACAAAGATATCAATACCACAATGAACATCTACGCTAGAATTACCAACTCATACAAAAAAGACGCTTCCCACAAGTTTAGTCAACTCATGGAAAACGTCAGTAAAGAGTTATTTTAA